CCCGTATCCACAAATTACGGGCATCACCAAAATGGATGCAGTGTGGAGGCGACGCAATCTTCTCATTGAAGCGCAACATAAGATCATTAAAAATGCGCAAGATGAGGAGGTAAAGCGTGGTTTCGAGCCTGACTTCTCACATCTTGAGTTTAGGTTGCGCAACCCACTCTATCCAGATGACCAGCCATCCCCGTGGTTTGAATTTCCGGAATTAATTCATGTTATATTAGCGTTTCATTCAAAATACATGATTGAGCAGACTAAATTTGTCAAAGGGATTCAGCCTGAAATTGAGGTTGATCCCGTTGTCAAAATCGGAGAAGCAGAGCGATGGCGAACATCTGCTATCGCCCACCAAATTTTCAAAGATATGGAAGATGCGCATGGAAACGAGGACTTCGTTACTACCTTAGCCCATCCCAACGAAACACAAGGCGGAGCTCCATCACATCATTTGATTAGGGACGACGTTGATGACCTAGCCCGAGCAGCTAATGAGCTGATTCGTCCGCATAACCAAAACAAGGCGGTGAATCGTAATGACCCGGATACCGTAACCACTGTCATTCAGTACGAGTATCTTGGAATTTGGTTTGAGGAGGGACGATATATTGTGTATGGCAACACCCAAAATGAGCGACATGAGTTCGCGCTAGACGATCCCATGGGATTAGCCATCCTAGAGGAGATTTGCCGGGAAACTGAATTTGAAATTCAGGATTACCTTAATGCAGAGCGCGTTCGAGTGATCGAGCGATTAAGATCATTGGGTAGAGCCATGTTGAAAGGCGGATATCCAGCTCGTCGCATTTATGCGGCGATGAGTCAAACCCTTAGAGAATTGGGCTACGCGACTCTTGAACTTGTCATGGCAGTGACGCTGCCATTCTCGGGAGCAGCAGCTCCCGGGGAATTAGCCCCATTGGATACGACTAACCCGGTTACGTTCACGCAAGTGGTACGTACTGCGACTCGAAACACTCACGAGCGCATAACACGAGTACAACGGCGTGTTGATGAGTTAGTTTATGCCATGGAGAGGCACTTGACAGTGAAGGAAAGGTTGTTCCTCATGATTGTGAGAGGCTCTCTGACTATGGGAGTTGTCGCTGTCACTGGATTCCTAGCGACGTGCCATTGGATTATGGCAAAAACAGCCACGTTGGTAGGAACCTTAGTAGGCATGCTATGGAGGGAACACCCCGTTCTCTCTGTAGTGTGTGGTGCTGTCGGTGTTTCAGTGTTGTTCTACATGCTGAAGTATTGGCTCACAAATAGTGGGGTCACAAAGACTGATCCCAATGCAGTGATG